AGATTCAGAGTTATTAGAAGTGCCTGCTCCGCGAACAACGTCTATCATACCCGCTTTACTGTCTAATGGATAATGTGCTACAAGACCATTTTGTATAACGGGCAATCGTTCATTGATAGTATCTTTTATTCTTAATGTACCATCCTTCTTTACTCTTGCTATGTTTGCCATTAATTAATAATAAAGTCTATTGAATTTTCTGTTGTGTTATAAATCATCTTACATTTTCCATCTGATGTACCAAATGCTATGTTACCTACTACACTTAATTTCTCAGATGCTGAAGCAGTATTTACTCCCATGTTACCATTAACATAAATAGTAGAGCCACTGTCTGTCATGATAGAGTTAACAAGACCTGATCCATTTGATTTTGGTATGTAAGTATTTGACACTGATAATGAAATGCTAGATCCACTAGATCCACTAGAACCTGATGCTCCATTAGCTCCATTGACTCCGCTTGAACCTGATGAACCAGAAGCTCCATTTACACCACTTGAACCAGAAGCTCCGTTTACTCCAGAAGAACCTGAACTGCCTGATGAGCCGGAAACTCCATTAGCTCCGCTAGAACCAGATGAACCCGATGCTCCATTAGCTCCATTGACTCCACTTGAACCTGATGAACCTGAAGCTCCATTGACACCGCTTGAACCCGATGAACCAGAAGCGCCGGAACTTCCACTAGAGCCTGAAGTTCCTGAAGTGCCTGACCAACCCGATGAACCAGACCAACCTGACGATCCAGATGTAGCACTAGAACCGGACGATCCAGAAGCACCAGAACTTCCACTAGAGCCAGACGATCCAGATAATCCTGAAGAGCCACTAGAACCAGACGATCCTGATGAACCAGACGTAGCACTCGATCCAGATGAACCAGCTATACCGTCATTACCCGATGTACCACTTATTCCTGAAGAACCACTCGAACCACTCGAACCAGATGTCGCAGATGAACCACTGCTTCCATTCAGTCCACTAGAACCTGAAGTAGCACTAGAACCCGAACTTCCACTACTCCCTGAACTTCCACTACTCCCTGAACTTCCACTAGTACCAAAACTTCCGCTTATACCGGACGATCCTGAACTACCACTAATTCCAGTACTTCCACTAGAACCGTTAATTCCTGATGTTCCATTAGTACCAATACCTCCTGTACCATTATATCCAGAAGAACCTGACGAGCCCGATGTTCCAGCTATGCCATTATCTTTCTTAGCTGTAGTCCAATTTACACCATCACTAGTGTAAACTACTACTTCACCAGGTGCAAGTGTCTTAGATATAGATCCATTGATCAATCCAGACACCGCAGTTATTGTAGTATTTCCACCGCTTATATTATCGACTTCGTATTTATTAGAGCTGTAATCAACAGCAGATGGGAAAGTTACAGTGACTGGATTAGTGGTAATAATACGATAATCTACGAATACTGCCAAGTAATCACTATCAGTAGTGACATTATAACATTGTATACCGTCTATTCGTATAGAAGTTTTAGTGACCATCAGTTCTGTTCTTTTTGGAGAAGATTTATCTTGTCTCTATATCTAGCTGCATCTTCATATTGTTCATGCTCTATAGCATAGTTTAATCGTTCTTGCAAAATATCTAAATTCATATCTGAATCCATAGCATATGATTCGGCTACAACAAAAAATGCTTCAATCCTGGCACCGGGTAGATTATTCGATATAGCAAATTCCTCATTATGCCAAATTATTACCCAGTTTCCACATTCTAACATGGGAAGATTTTTTGAAATTGCATATTTAAGAACTAACAATAATTCTTCTTTTAATTCATCAACAGATGGGACATGATCATATATGTCACCGTTTTCATCTTCTGATTGCCAGACGATATTTAAGAGACTATGTGTATGACTAAGCTTAGCCCAGTCTACACCTAAGATTGTATCGTATATGAGTTTATCGTATTTCATGACATTTATTATAATGTGTATAAACTATATATCTACAATTGCCATAACATACACAAAAAAGGGAGCTTTTAAAAGCTCCCTTTATCAAACGCCAATTAATGCCGTTATCGGTATATCAAAATCATGAGGATTTTTAAACGTTATACTTTCAATAGGGTATTCTGTAGTACCAGTTAAAGTTAACTGTTTACCCATATTATGCCAACCATTGATCGGTTCTTTTTCTATCGTCGTAAATGTTACGTCTGCAGATTGTCTAAAGAATGAATTATCTGTAGCAGTCAATCCTTCCATAACTTTAAAGTTTTTAGTTTCTGTGTAACCTAACTGTAAATCAGGGGTTATTTTGAACATATATCCACTGTCTAATGAAGTTATATGAAAATTTGAGATATCAGAAGTAAAGTGATTAGTGATTGAATTTACAGTAGACGGTTTACTTAGACCGATATAAATAGTCTGTTGTCTAGATACATCATATTGATTATTTGCCGGGTATGAAAATAGAATATCAGCATTCTCATCTGTACCAGGTAAAGCATTAAATGTAGAGTTACTTACATTGAAATTACCGTAGCCATTTGAACCAGCAAAGTAGAACTCTTTATTTAATGATCTGATAATTCCCGTTGTTACAGCTATGTCACCAATTATAGCATATGATACTGCATCATATACAGAAATGTGTCCATTATTATGAGCTGCATAAATCTTATCACCTACTGAGCCGCTGGTGTTATTATTACTGTATATAACAGATACTATATTTGAATAAGCTGCGGTTATATGAGTAACGTCTTGTTGACCAATTTCGAATGTATAAATACTATCCGATGTTCCAGCTATAATTATGCCGTCAATAATATCTATCGATGATGTATTATTTGAACCATTCCATCCTGTAATATTACTATCATAGAGTTTCCAAACATTAGTTGTCAAATTACCAACATGAATACCTTCTATTGATGCAGCAACTAAAGTGTCATTGTATAATAATGCTGCGTTAAATTCATTAGTTCGAATAGTAGTAACATTTAGTTTGCTATAATTCTTACTAGTTTCTGTTTCTGTATTAAATACTGATACGCCTTTATTTGTGCTGAGTACTAACTTGTTTCCAGAAATAGATAAGTTAGTTATATAGCTCGATAATATATTCGTATTAGTCGTGTCATATAGCTTAAAATTGTATGTAGAATCAGCATAATACATTTTTATTAATCCTTCTGCAGATCCTATCCATAAATTACCCAAGCTATCTGATACAATAGATGTGGTTAAATTAGAAGGCATCTTAGAGTTCAATGTATTGAACAATTTAGTGCCATCTTGTTTAGACCATAATTTTACACCTCCTGAACATATTGCATATGCAGTAGTACTAGAAAAACCGATATATTCACCTCTTATTGAAGTAACAGCGGTCGCCCAGTTTAAACTATATCCATCTAAATCGTCAGGTTGTGATTCTTTTAGTACACCGTTAATTTCACTCTTATATGCCCATTGCAGATAATGTTTAGATGCATCATCGACAGAAAATTTAGGAAAGAATGCTGCAAAAATAGCTTCACCTGAACCGTTCAATCCGCAGTAATCAAAACTGGTCAATGTAGATATTGATGAGTTACCGGGAAGATTAAAAGTGGTCTTTTGTGAGGAAGTTATAGGAGCTGCAAAATCCTTTAAATCTATACTTGTAATTTCAGTTGCACCTTGTACTACAGCCAATTTGGTAGGTGAAGAATATACTACATATTGTGCAGTTTTAGAGTAACCTTGAGGACAAGATAGAATGTCCAATGCATACTGATTCATATTTTACGATTAATTTTCTTTTTCTATTCCCACGTCTTTTAATTTAGCGCGTAGATTCTCACGTTTCTGTGAATTCATATCAAATATACTGTTGGAATCTGACGAATTCAATTCTTTTACTTCTTCAGGTTTTAGATAATCCATAGCAGATTTTAGAAGAAAGACTGATATAATAGGAATAGGCCAAGATATCAGTATAGTAAGATACATCATTACATTTTTCACGTCTACTTCTCCGGTGAAGAATTCCATCATTCCTCTAAATGAAGAAATCCAATTAGGATTATGTTTCATAGATTCAGAAATGTAATCATATGAAAAGTACATGTTACCTACAATCTGCATAAAGAATAAGATGATGAATACTGTCCAAACGATAGTCTTATTCAGCTTATTTAGTATAGAAAGTGTAAGAAAACTGGCAATAGACCCTAATTCGATAGCTATTGCAAGGGCTACAGATAACCATGAAGGGTTACCTAAACTAAAGAAATCAACAATGTGTAAAGCAGATATAGCAGAAGAGATTAGTGGAACAATAATGAATGACCAAACTATTATTTTACGTAATACTTTTTCTGTGTTCATTTACCCTCCAATTTCTTTATTTCGATGTCATATTCATTCATTCTGTCATCAGGACGAATTGCGGTACGAACAATCGCATTATTATCATAAAGCATACGCTTCGATATTTTAAATCCTTCTATCGAAAATTGTTTCGATGTGATTTTTGTAGTAGAATCAATTTTTTCAATAGATTTTTTCAGATCATTGTACTTACGATTTACGCTACATGTTTGAAAAAATGTCAATACCAGAAAGATTAAAATTATTAGCCAAGATTTTTCTTCAATTTTCTTTAAGAGTGTTTTCTTTTCCATAAATGTTTTAATTTAATATTTAGTAGTTTATATATCTTCGCCTGCAATAAAACACACAAATAGGGAGTTTATCACCCCCTACTTATTTTCTTATTACAGACTTGCTTCAGGATTTGAAGGATCAATACCTTCTCTACGTGATGCAGTAATGAATTCCATTTCTTTCAGTTTCTCGTTTTCTTGAGCGATAACGTTTCTTACGATATTGATATTCTTCAAGATAGTAAGATATGTATCTACTGATTCAATGAATTTGCTGTTAACAGTATCACCTGCACCTTCAATTCTAGATAAATAGAAATAAAGTGCTTCGATCGAAATAGCACTCATGAATAATTTACCTTTTGTAACACAAACACCTAGTTCATTTACAACCTCTCTGATACCCAATGCTTCTGTGAATTTCCATGCTGCTTCTTTAGAAATATAGCCTTCCAATTTCTTGATATCTTCAAGTTTAAGATCGACTAGATACTTCTTAGTTTCTAAATCTTTCTTGAATTTGTCTAGTTCAAGTTGAGCTTGTTCATAAGCTTCTTTTTGAATTTGATTTAGACCACCTTCTAATTCTGCACTTTCTGTTGTTTTTACGATTTCCATTTTACTTTTTTATTTGTTCGTTATAATAGTTTTTAATTTTATCTGATTCCCAGATTTCGTGATATTTATGACAATAATAAATGAATTCTTTTTTACAGCTTTCAAGTTCATCACCTTTAATTTCTACTAATTGTACACCATCTGGATTTGATAACCAAATTTCGATTCTGTCCACTTTTCGTTTATGAATCTCTTCAAATGCTAAAGTATAGGCTCCACCTTGTAAACTATATTTGTGTATAGTCTCAGCATCTCTAATTCCTGAAGCACTTTTAAAGTCTACAATGACTATTTTATTTTCATTGTCTAAATATGCAAAATCCGTAGTACCAGCAAATAGATATGTTTCAGAGTATAAAAATCCTTCAGATAAAAGAATCTTTTTTACTTTATCGAATTGTCCACTGTGATAGAGATTATAAAATAATGCTCTTCCACCGTCTACTAGAGGTTTTTCGATGTCATTCAATAATTCATCAGTGCTTTTTCTCTGTGTATACAAAAGACACTTTTCAGAGTCTCCCATATTCTTCATGCATATAACATAATTCTCCAAGAATTTATGCATTGCTGTTCCCTTAAGTGCTGCTTTCTGGCCTATTTCTGCTAATCTATCCTTGCCTATAGATTCCTCTATTTCTTTTAATCTCTTAGATGGTATTAATGATAAAATAGTTGTAACAGAGGGTAAAAATTTAGGGTCTTCTCCTTCTATAACATAAGCTCTTCCCCACTGTGTATCTAATCGTTTTAGTTTTTTCAAATTATGCTAAGTAATATTCCGATAGGTAGAGCAACATTAGTTACTATCCATTTTAGTGTAAGATTGTTAAAGTATGGAGTGTAAACCACAAGATATGATCGAGAATTTGCGATTTCTTCTACTGTGGGAATTATTATTTCTTGTAATCCTAGTTTAGAAAGGTACATATTTAGTGGACGCATCTTATCTAGAATTTTCAATTTTTTCATATCTTCCATTTCACCCATATCTTCCTCTTTCAAAGAAAGAACTGTATAGATTCTATTGTAAATATCTGTTCTAAGATTAAAGTTTTTCCACTCTTCAGTCTTTTCATTCTTTTCGATTGTAGAAAGAATAAAGAGAAAATTAGATATTTCTCTGAATACAGATTGGGTCTGTTTAAATCCTATCATAAATATTATTTTCTATATTATAGTGCATCTACCTCATTGTTCAGAACAGGAGTCTTCATCGATATAAGGGCGATATTTTTTATGTTAATATCATTCGTCGTGGTAGCTCTTTTCTTATCTATCCATTTATTTCGCACTAGTTTTTTCGCAACATGGATTCTGCTTCTTACTGTGTTAATTTTGATACCTCTTTTTTCAGCTATTTCTTCATACTTAAGCTTATGAATTTCTCTGTCTTGTAAAATATCTCTGTATGGAGAAGGTAAATCGTCTATTTCTGCCATAACTTCATCATATACTGTATCAACTTCGATGTTATCGACATCGTCATAATACTCATAATCTGGATTGACGGTCCACTCATCTTCTTCTGCTGGTTTCACTTTAATATTACTTTCTTCCATTGCATTCAATGAATATGTAGCATTTTTTCTTCTAAGCTCCATTAAACATTCATTTTGGCATATTTTGTATACCCATGTACTGAAATTCCATCGTGGATCGTACATGTCGGCAAACACGAACGCTTTAGATAGTGTAATAGCAAGTATTTCATCAATAGTTTCGTCGTCTTGATGGTATTTTGTGACCATTTTTCTTAGGCCTGGTTTCAATCTATGATAAAGTTTATTAAACGTGACTTCAGTTCGTTGTTCAACAAAATTCATTGCAATGTCTTGTAGAGATTCTTCTTTTTTCATTATGCGAGCGTATTAAGTAATTTGAATAAAATAACAAAGATTTTTTAAAGAGTAAATGTGTGTAAAAAATTTAAAAAAAATAATGAGTGTCATGCTTTTCACACATAGCAGTAAATATACTAAGTATATTACCTATTAATCTAACAAAGAAAATTCATACAGGAAACTCTATGTATTGGACCAAATACCTGTAGTGAAAACAACATCTTTTTTTTCATTGTCATGTCTCTGGTCATCAGACCACATACCAGTGTCAACAGTCTTTGTTTTCTTAACGTCGTCCAGTGCGGTTCTTATTAATTCAAAGCCTTTATCGCCCTCTTGAGGTGCAACAACGTATTTAGGCCCTGTGTAAGGAACTTGAGAAGTTTTTACGAATTCAGCGAAGGTTTTAAGTCTCATATTAGAATGAATTTGGGAGTTTCTTTACTAGCTCTTGTACGGCTAGAGTTAAATTGCCAGTTTTTTCAGCCATAGAACTATTTTGTTGAACCATGATCTGTATTTCTGTAAATAGCATATCGATTTTAGTCATTAAGTTAGCAGTAGTAGCAGGTACAGGTTTAGAATTATCTGTCTGTTGTCCACCAGCAGAAGTAGGCGTATAAGAAGGATGTGCAACTACCATTAAAGCTGCACTATCAGCAATCTTTTTAGCAGATTCTGCGACATCTTTAAATCTTGTAGTATCAAGATCAATCATCTTCTGCAATTCAGCAGTTATCTTTTCGAAATTCTTTATAGATGGTTCAGATATTCTAGCTATTCCATCAGCAAATATTCCCGTATCAGAAGCTATTTTAGAAAATGGACTACTTAACTTTATCATGTTCCCATAATTATTAGCTAATCCATTTGTAAAACTAATGAATGATCGGTATTGCCATATATTTCTACTGAGCTTATCGAAATTAGTACCCATTACAGCTAAAGTGCTTGCAAATCTTACTAACGGATCCTGTAATTTTATGAATGCGTCAACGAATACTGCAAAACCAGAACCTCCGACAGATACACTTTTTAGTACATTACCTAATCGTTCAAATCTCGTTAATGAATCATCAGTTAATGAACTAGACTGTATATTATTTGCCATATCAGTAATAGAACTGGAGATAGCTGATATAGCATCAGTTTCAAGATTCTTTACTTTTATAGGTTTCATCTTACTGTAGATGTTACTGATACTGCCTAGATTTTCTGCAATTCCTCTGAATGTTTTAGTCAATTCATATGCAGCTTTAGCTTTATCTTCAGCATCTTCAAATGCACTTAGATCAAGTTTTGTGAATACGCTAGGTAAAACATTCAATACAGAGCTTATGCTTCTTATAATACCAGGGATATTTATAGCCCCGTATTTTGTAGGTCTTCCGTCTGGACCATATTCGATTGGAAAATGATTCATGTTGGCGAAAGAAGTAATACCACCTGCTAAGTCAGATATTACTGAACCCATTCCAGAAACTGCATCTATACCTTTTTTGACATCACTTTTACCCATCCCAAAGAATCCTCCGGGATATTTTGCACCAATTGAACCGAAAATGTTAGCCAATGCATATAAAATTCCCGGGTTATTAGAATCTAAACCGTCACCTAATAATGATTTTTGAATGCCAGCTACAATAGTAGATAATTTAACTGATTGCCAAGATAGACCACCTTTACCGTTAGCCGTCTGTACTGGGAAATGGTCAGGATCAGAGAATGCAGCAATTCCTCCTGCTAATTCTTTAAGTATTTCACCCATTCCACTTACCATCTTGATACCTAATTGAACAGGATCAGTTCCGGTAATTGCTCGAAGCATACCAAGTCCTAAAACTCCAGCACTTCCACTATTATCAGTGTATAATTTCTTGAAACCATTTGTTAATGCTGGTATTATGCCTTCTTCTCCAAATAATTTATCAGTAAAGTCCTTAGGATCAGGAATTTTACTGATTGCATTAGCAGCAGATATTAATCCGGCACTTATAGCGATGAGTGAAGTTCCTAAAAGTAATGCAGTTACTGAACCGATGAGTATAGGAACAGATAATATTGACATTTTAGCAATTTCTTTACCTAATGCGAACATGATTCCCATGCCTTTCATGGTTTTCTCTTTCTCATCATATAGTCCCATCTTCATTATCGCTTTCGTAGACAGAGCAAATAGAATTAAACCTACTGAGAATAGTCCTAATGAAGCTCCTACTATACCTAATGCTATGGCGCCTATACCTATTGGTGCTGCTAACAGACCAATTCCAGCAAATAATACACTCATACCACCGATTATTGCAACTGCACCGATAGCAGCTTCTTTGTAATCATTTTTGAATAAAGCCATCACTCCTTTTAGAGCTAGTGCATATACCATTATTCCAGCTGAAAATAGTAATAAAGATGCACCTATTAGACCGATTCCTATTGCTCCAGCGACTATAGAAGGTAATTCAGCTCCTATTATGCCGAACATTATAGCCATACCTCCTAATATTGCAACAGTTCCTATAGCAGCTTCTTTATAATCATTTTTGAATAAAGCTAGAACGCCTTTTAGAGCTAATGCAAATATTAAAATTCCTACTGAGAATATAGCTAGACCTGCACCAATAGATGCCACACCTAATGAACCTTGTACTATATCTTTACCAAGTTTACCGATAAGTTCAAACATTAATGCGAATGCACCAATGACTAATACAGACAGTAATGCATCTGTCATAGAAAACTTAGAAAAAGTATACGATAATAAAAGCATAGCACCTGAAAAGAAAAATAGTCCTACAGATAATCCAAGTATTATTGTCAATGCACCTTGTGCGATATCTTTAGAAAGTTTCCCAATTAAATAAAATGCTAATCCGTATGCCGCAAGCAATAACATTCCACCCAATAAATCTTTCATTGGAACTAACATCATTACTAATGAAATCGTAGCTATACCAGCAGAAAGTGCAATTAAAGCTATACCTATTCCTTGGACAGCTTTTGCACCCTTATCAATATATTCAGCTCCTTTACCTAATACGATAAATGCTCCTGCTACAAGCATAGTTATAGCCGTTACTCCTAAAAGTGTAGTAACAGGAACTAATGATACTAATAATGCCATAGTAGCAAGACCTGCTGTAAGCATAACTAATCCTTTACCGATTATGCCTATTGCAGCAAACCCATCTTTAAATTCTGATAATTGGGTACCTAGACTCGCAAACATCTTTATGACTAACCATGCAACTCCAGCACCTATCATAACTAAAGGAGCGATAATAGATACTAATGCCAATGTAGCCATAGCTTTCCCTATATTCGCAAGCCCAGAGATTAAGAGGTGTATACCGATACCTGCTTGTTCCATCTTTTTAATGTCACTATCTGAAAATCCATTCATAGCTGACACTGCTCCATCAATAATTCTCTTAACTACTGGGTCTTTGCCACCAAATAGTACTTTACCAGCAAGCGCTATTTTTGCTATACCCATTATCGATAAGTTAGCAAACGTATTTACAAATGTAGATATAGATGTGGCTGAATTACTCAAAGAATCCAACTTAGTAGAATCGATGTTACCCGTAATAGAAACTAATTCAGATAAAAAGTCGAGTATTACTGATCCATTAGTTGATATCGATTTATTCTTAGCAGATAACGCATCAGATATTAGTTTTATACTTGTTGCCATACCAGCCAGTACAGCAGAAGAATTCATAGAGGCACTTGGATCTGCCGCAGCATTAGATGTATTAGCTTTTGCTTCAATAGCATGTAAGCTTTTTTCCATTGATCTGGAAATACCAATGAGTGTGTCGAGTTGTTTGTCTTGTAGAGCCAAAATTGCAGGTTTATTTCGTATTATATATCTAACACACAAAAAGGAAGAGCAAAACTCTTCCTTTTTGTTACAATTTAAAGTTCGGTAATGATGGCAATGAACTTGCTATACCTCTTTGCATACTACTCATCTGTGAATTAATATTCAGATTCGGTACTTGTGAATGTTGCCCCTTTTCTTGTTTCTTCCTTTCATTTTCTTCTTCTTCGCTGAGAATTTTCAATTCATCCAGCATAATCTCCAATTCATAAAATGGCATCTGTTCAACCTCTGAAGGTTGGCATCTGACATATTTAAGAAGTGATGCTTTAAGCTTAAAGTAATTTTGAAGAGATATCTGAAACAAGGAAAAGACTTTTGATTCCTCCTCGAAAGTTAATTGGTAAAGCTGTTGCCTCCCCGCATACAGAACAGTTGTTTAAGATTTCAGGTTTGATAGTTTCCTGCATATGTTTAACAAACCAGTCTGCTACAGAAATCTTATCAGTTCCCCAACTATATGAATCTTGTAAAGCTTTTGTGTAATATGCATCATTTAATCCTCTCCAGTCAGAAAATAAAAATGGTGCCCATTTCAAAAATGCTTTATCATATTCTACTTTATTCTGAATTTTATCTTTCACGTATCCTTTGATATAATTCATGACACCTAGAGAAGGTAGATATAATTTCAATTCTTCGCCATTAGTAAGTTTAAGATGGAAACATCTTTCATCTTCATTAAATCTAGTGGCCAATTCAGGTGATGGAGTATAGTACGATAGCATCTCTTTAGAGATACTGCGTTCATCTACAGTTCCACAATTACTACAATTGAAAGAAATATTCAACTGATTCTCACCTTGTTTGAATGTCAATTCACGGATGGCAAATACTAAGAAAAATCTGTCAATTTCTTTAATATCTTTATATGATGCTATCGAATTACCGAATTTTATCTTACAACACTTTTCAATAATCTTGTTCAGTGCATCATCCATGTTAAAAATATCTTCCTCATCTATAGTAGACCAGTGTCTAATTTCAGCTGCCATAGCAGATCTGATAGTAATTTCAGTTGAAGCTGGGTAATAAAGACCTTGAGAAGGTAAAGTATCTGGTTTTACTCTAATCCAACCGATATCATGTACAAGATGTGTGGGTTCAGCTGTTTTAGATACATTTACCTTTTCCTTGGGTTGATTCTGTGACTCGAAGATTTTTTTAGCTTCATCTTCTGTACTAGGAACAAATGTTTCGCTCATTATTTTTCTATGTTTATGTATTTATAATCGTACGCATATGCGTGTCTGATTTATTTAAAATTATAGTATACGTCCGTAAAAGTTCAGACACAAAAAAGAGGGAATGTAAATTCCCTCTTCGTTTATATAAAATGATTCTGTTACAAAGTTGTATCGTCAAAATAATCAGCTCTGAATGTAAAACCAGTGATGGTGTATTTATCAGTAGAATTATAATCTAATTCAATTGCGTTGATATTAGTAGTAGGCCATACAGTTGGGAAAGAATAAGTTCTGAATACATCACCAGGTCTGTTGTATACTACGATAGTCATTGGACCACCAGCATAGTCAGCTTTTAAGTGTTGCATACCTGTATTTGTATCAAAGATTTGATTACACCAAGCTTTAAGACCTTTGTACATATACATAGAATTAGTGTCATCTAAGTTTACCTCAAAATCTATTGCGATGTCTACAAAAGTTTGATCAAGTTTTGAATTTGCATAAGAGCGAGTCCATCCTTTATATGTCTGTTGAACACCTGCTGCAGGTGTCTTATCGACATCCAAACCACTAACCTTGATAACCTGTTCCATCAATAAAGATGTTGACCAGTTACCTAGACCAGCAGGAGGATTTATAGTAACCTCAAATAAGTTATTATAAACGGGTTCCCAATTCTCCATTGAGGCTCTTGAATTTCTATAGTGCGGAAGTTTAGCCATGTTGCTTTTATTTTCTTTTTTTCTAGTTAGTTTTAAAGGAGCTTGAAAAAATCCAAGCTCCTTTTATTTTTATGCAACTGTAAATCCACCAGATGAAATCTGGCCAGTTTTTAATACAGTTACTCTATTTATGAATTTCTGAGCACCTTTGACTGGTTCAACGCCGATATCAATTATTGCAAAATTCTGATCGATTACTTCACCGGTGTTATTTCTACCGTTCATTACTGTAGCATAGTCATATATACCACCAGCTGTCTTAACGTTAGCTAAGAATTTGTCAACGATAGTTTTAATTTCTAGACGTGTAGTTGAATCGTTAAATTCAAATACATAATTACCCAAGATATCTTCAACAGATTCTTCTATTGTGATAAGTAAATCACGAACGTGTAAGCTATTGAATGCAGTATTAGTTTTTTGATAAGCAGTTTGATTACCGTAGATTTGGAAACCTGTGTTATTTCTAAACACGATTGGATTCCATCCAAATGGCTCTAAATAACCTCTATCTGTATCAGTAAAGTCATACTCAAGTGATACCAATCTAGGATTCGATAGAATACCTCTTCTTGGACCAGCTGCAATTGAATAAGGTTGACCGTTCAAGAACTTTCTAATAAAGTTGTTTGATACATCAGCTGCGGGAGGAATAGAAATATTCTTGTTATTTTCTTTGATAACCAACCAAGGAGCAAAGAATCCAGCAAATTTAGCACCATTATCTTCGTCAGGTAAACTATAAGTGTAAGATGGTCCTAGTGATAGATTTCCACCTTGTGAAATATAGTAAGTACTTAATACAGGTTTTGGATCAACTAAAGTTGGTACTTCAGTAAATCTAGGATCAGTACTATCAATAAACTCTTGAATAGCAGGAGCATTGATAATAGCTAAACATTTCTGTCTGTTCATAGCCAACTTAGATAGTAGATTTTTTGGATAAGATTGTGCATCTAAACCACCGTTGAAGGTATCTACGATATATCTGTAAGTTATCATATTTCTATCTGCTAATGCAACAGATAAATTAGAAACAGCAGGATCTAAAAGACCAAGAATTTTAGCAAGTTGAGTTTTTGAACCAGGTAAATGGTATGTTCCCAATTTGAAACCAGAAAGATAAGTGAACTGAACATTTGTTGCAGCTTCTTGAATCTTCTTGAATCTTGTTATGAAACCGTCTTGTATATGTATTCTTTGGTTAGTAGTTAATTCATAGCCATTAGTTACTTTTCGTTTTGCTATAATTCTAGTTAATACAAATTTACTTGAATCACCTGAATTTTCAGGGTCGGCTACCAAATATTGACCAACCTCAGCTTTTGTTCCATCTTCAGTAGAAATATAAACTTTTGTTCTAGTAGAGTTAGAAGTAGCGTTTAATTCAATGCTAGTTTCGTAATCTCCTACGATAGAATAAATTTTTAGCGCATTAGCTAATGTAGAACCATTTGATTCGCGAATATCTGAAATGTCCCAATCTCCATCAAATGGTACAAGATAATCTGCAGTAGTCCATGCGAAAAGCTCAATATATTTCACATTTTGAGGATCTCTAGAATACGTAGCAGTTAAATAATGAGGATTTTGTGAATTTGTATAAACTAAATCACCATTTGCAAGAACTCCAGTGTTAAACTTCTTGTATAAATCAGATCCTTCATATGCAATGTAGCTATTCGTTACATCAGATAGATATTGTACTTTATCGGGTGCTACTACTAATTTGTAACCACCTGTTGCACCGATTACATCTAGAGCAGAACCATAATGTATAGTATAAGTCGTATCTATTTCAGCAAGATTAGCAGCGCCATTGAAATTAACTGTATCAATAGTTAGTATCGTGTTAGAACCTGTTTGACCGATATCGTTGGCACGGAAATAAAATCTTACACCAGCCTTTTCAGCATATACGAAATCTCCAGCTGCAATATTAGAGCCAGTACCTGCAATATGGATTTCACCATTATTTTTTGCAAATATTGGTGCAGTTAATGAACCTTCAGATGCTTTATCAGGATGTGAAATTGAAATCTTTATAAAATCTGCAGTTTCAGTTATTGTATCAACTGTAGCTGTTTTAGTTCCAGTTTGATCTAATAGTAAAGAGCTTCCAGCTTTTAAAGATGTGAAATAACTAATTTCTGCATTAGAAATTAACGATTTATCCAATACTAGTAAGTTATTAAATTTACCAGTGTTTGTAGTACTATAGAAACTTTCAAAGTGTGCTCCTTGATTAGTTGATGGACCAGTGTAACCATATGTCCAGTTTGTAAATGAACCGCTATTGAACGATCCACTAATTACAGTGAAATCAGGTTTTGCTTGGAAATCAAATGTTTCTTTAGCAGCAAAGTTATACGATAAGAAATCTACAGTATCTACAGCGGCATTATTTATCATTGTATGACCGATAACATCTAGTCTTCCCATTGCTTCTGTCGCAGTAGGATCGTAGTTATTTAGTGCATTTCTATCTAATGCAACGAACAAACCAGTCGTTGCAAAATTACCATTGATTATAGTATCAATTGAATAGTTTACACCATTGTCATCTACTAAATCAGGAATTAATGATCCTTGGAAGCTACCGATAGTTACAACATCAGGAGAATTTAAAAAAGCTTGAATTTTATCTTTTTTAAGTCCTTTTGAATCAAAGTATTGTGCAAATACTGGATCGATACTTAACTGTGCGTTATTTGTCCAGTCTCCTTGTACAATATCGACTTGTACAAAATATTCAGATATATAATCGAATTCTTTTATATAATCTGGAACATTTCCTGCACCGAACCATTCTCTAGCAGTCAAATTAAATCCTGTTAGATCACCAGTTTTTCTTACAATGATAGAAAAAGGAATTTGTCCTAGATTAACGACAGATAATAATTTACCAGCATTAGCTGATTGTTCTTTGTTTGCCAACAGATAAGCTGTATCAGGGAAGAAAAATCTTTCCTTGTTAAAATACGAGCTGTATAGTTTGTTTACTGTTGTCCCATTTGCTTCTGTAGCACTAAGAGAGAATGATTTGAATGAGTCATAGTCTGGGTTAGCGCTTTCAATGTCATTATTTAATGGCATCAGTGCAATTGCAAAACAAGGACCTGTTTCTAGACAAGTAAATAGAGATCTGTGAAAGAATGATCCTCTAGCTTCCAATGTCTTATCAATTTCACCAAAAATCCTTTTAGCAGTCTTTATGTCTTGACAGAACACCGGTGCGTTGATAGGACCTTTTCTAGAGAACCCTACAACGAGTCTTGTAGTCTGTGTGTTTAAAACGATGCTCTCTGTCTGATCGAATTCTAGAGTGTAAACTCCAGAAGCTTTGAACTGACTAAGATCGAGTCTTATTTTCGCCATGTTTATGTCTTATTTATTTTAATTGAATATGAAATTCTGCGAATTTTTACTATATATTATAGATCAGTCTTTTATTTCTCTATCGGTTATCACATAAATTCTTTTACGTAACTTATGTCATCACGTTTTTCATCATTGAGCTGACTTAATTCTACTACTGCAGTCTTAAAACGATCAGTTGCAGTATCTATCATATCTTCTACAACATAGCCAAAATCTTCAGATAAACAAAATGTTGCGCCATACATTGTAGTTACTGCTACGTCATCATATCCTGACTGTGATGAATACGATCCTTTATTGTTTATACCGAATGCACTTAGTTCATTATACGTGGTCTCTTCTGTGACTATTATTCGTTTTTCTAGTACAAGCTTTCTCAATTCACGACAGAACATCATCTTATTATGTTGGTACAATCTTATACCCATCGAGAAAAATCTTGCCTTTTCATTATGTCTAGTATGTAAGAATATCTCATCGTAATAGTTTTCATTTTTACGCAGTTTTTCTACAAAATAATCGCCTTTGAAGTTCATTTCTAGCGCAACTTTTATGTTCTCTGTTTTGAAAACTTCGAAAAATAAAATTTCGGCTATCTGTGCCACATCTTCTACAGCTGTAAGATTCGATCTATACATGCCGACTTGTCTTAGTCTAAAGAAACTTCGTTCATCTTCAATTCTATCTTTTCTCAATTTTCTCATAGAAGCTATACTCATCTCTTCTATTTTAAAGATATTAATTACTGAAAAATCTCGCCCTACTCCATCGGCTAAATCGACTGTAAATGTAAATTTATCTGTATCTTTTATCTCATCTAAATTAAAGTCTGGATGCCACTTTAAGTCTTTATATTTTATATCGCTGAATTCGAATGCATCAATCTGTTTCCATACATATTTCTTTACGATCTTTTTTAGATAACGTAATGAATCAGACGTTAACAACAATGAATCTGATGAAATAAATTGGTTACCGTACTCTTGATTGAATAGTTCTTCGGAACCCAAATTGGCAATTTCTCGTTTCTTCCAATTTTCATCTCTACCTGGTACTTGCCACCAATCTACACGGAATGCAGAATACTCATTCTTGCCATCTTGTCCGGGTTCTTTCAGAGCATTTGAATAAATTTCCCAGAACTTATTTTGACCATTAGCGGTCGAGGTTATGATTACACGTGAAATCTGTGATGATGAAAGTGTAGGATATACAGAACGATAGAACGGTTCAATAAAGTTACCATGGATATGGGCAAACTCATCCATGAATAATAAGTGTAATGTAAAACCGATAGCTGCAGTTTTAGTAGTACTCTGACACATGATTCTACATCCATTGTCAAATTTCATTGTCATTACGTTATTCTGAGCTATGCCAGGTTTCATGAAGAACGGTAATCCCTTTATGACAGATTTTGTCTTGTCAACGATTTCAGCAGCAGTAGCACCTTTATTCGCTAATACCATGACATTCTTTTCAATATTGAATAAAACGTACCATGCTATAAATATACCAGTCATAACAGTTTTACCAATTTGTCTACTAGCTAGTACAACAGACCATCTATTATGTTGATAATGGCGTAATAAATCTTCTTGATACGGTCGTAAAGTGATTCTTCGTATGCCTTCATCAGTCATTGATACGGCATAATTATTTGCGAAATAGACAATATCATTTGCACATTTTACAAGCTCTGAAAGTTCATAGTCTGTGTACTCGTATACTAGATCAGCTCCCTTAAAGTCGATATCACCTTCATAAAACGGGGAGCCTCCTATTGGGGGATTTCCATTCTCTATCTGTGCACGTAATTCATTAACAAGCTCAGTGTTCCAAACCCTTATTTTTCCATGTTGTTGACCAGATCGTTGATTTTGTTTAAGATTTCTATTTGTTAATGGTTGATTCATGTTAAAATCCAAATTTTGTAGACATGATTAGACCGCGTTTATTTGTCATAAAGTCTTTTAATGACAAATCACTGTTTAACCATGCATCTAGCAAATCTTTATCGTAGATAATAGTACACTCTTCTGCTGATATTGAAGGAGTATCTTCAAATACATATCTCTCTTTGACATTTTTCGGGGCATATTCGATAGTTTCTAACTTAGCACAATGTCTACAGTAGAAGCTTAGATCTATTCTTTCAGGTGCTCCCTTTAATGTCTTTAACTCATCACAGTTAAGAAGAAGTAATGTACCACAAATTATACGTGGACCTCCTTCTAATGATTCAATATGAGAATTAGCACAAGAAAAATATCCATCTACTGTACCAATCTGTAACGGTAAAAAAGATTTAGCTGTTACTTTGCTAGTTCCTAACCATTCTAAATTACCATGTACATCAACTTCACCCTTTTCATTGATAGTATACGGTTCCTTTTTTGAGGTAGGGTTTTTTATGAGTGACTTTAATTCTTGTATCGTCATTTTATTTCTTCAAATTTATCTTGTCCTTGCTCTTTTATAGCATCATGTAAAAGTCCGATAAGTCCTCTTGTTCCTCTAAATTTAGAGCTATCTTGTTGTCCCATGACTTCTACGTCACCTTCTCCGACTTCTAGAACTTTTTCTGCTTTAGAATTTTCATAGTCAAATTTAAGATTCTTGTAATTGTTTTCCATTACAACCATGAATTGTGCTAAATGTTTTACTATCTCCATTTTTGATTTCTGAAGAGAAGCTAAAACTTCAAATGATCTAGCATGTAAATTACCGTTATCAATTTCTTCCAGTAATTTTTTTATTGCATGTTCAGAGGTTTTCATTTGGGATATTAAATCGGATACTGTCAATTTATCGACCGACATCTTTTGTTTAACATATTCATGCTCCACTACAAACTCTACAGGCAGATAAAGTAATACCACTGATTCTACTATTTCTTCTGCTTTATTGTCAGTTTCTTGTTGTAATACGGCATAGTTAAGAGGTTTAATTGAACTCATAGCAGGCAAATCAACTTTACCAGCTTCTTTTACTTCGGCTAAATCAGTCCGTAAAATTGTATTTTCGAGGTCTTCAGCGATCTTTTTTAAATGATCCATGTGCTCGTTCGTTGTATTTCGGTTAGTTTTCATTAATGTGTATATGAAATGTAAGGTAATCTTGATTGTGGAATAGCGTTATCGATTATTATTGCGTTATTTGCATCTTTAACGATATTCTGATTAAGCACTAGTGATTGTTTGTCTGTTTCGATCTTCTGTGACCAAATTCTTATGTTAGTTAAATCCATATCAGATGCTGGTATAGTATAATTGTATAGTGAGCTTCTGTCTTGTTTAACAATATTCTTATCTACTTTACCGTATACTAATTTTAAGTCAGAAGAACCACTCTGTGTTTCCCAGATATTCATAGTTAGTTGTGAAAATAGATTACTCATACTTACACAGATACTATACCATTTATCAGTACTTAAGTTTGGTTGAGTATTTGGGATAGCATAGAAATAACGTGTATCGTTAAATGTCGCTTGAACGTATCTTTTACCCCATAATTCTAGTTTTGTACCCTTATTGTTTAACATAGAATCGATGAATACTCTTGGTTGAGAAAGCTCAATGTACCAGCCAGAAGCAGAAACCCATGATGAGTTCCAAGACGGATAAGACAGATTCAAGTAATTTGCTATTCTATCATCTACATATAATTTTATAGTTGATCGATCAATAACTTCTATAATTTTGGCATAAACTTCGATAGATGCATTTGACTTCTGAATAGAAATAAAGTCTCCTATCAGATAATCATGTGGTCTATCTAACGATATTATCGTTTCTTTTGAAGCTGGTGAATATGGTGAAGATATACGTATTCCACAAGTAAAACGTTTATTTGAATTTATTCTAAACCAAGTAGAATATGATCTATCACTATTTATGTCGAAACTAGATATAGCAGAATACTTTACAGATTCTGGCTGATAGCTTTGTGCTGTGTAATTATTGCATTTGAATATTGATACATCAGTTCCATCGATATATTCCTCTGCGAACATTTCCATGTTCGATGTATAAAGGAATATGCTAAATATTGGATGATTTGTTTGCAGTGAATTTTTACCTGCATAGACTTCGAAATATGGGTGTCTATCTCTGGTAACTCCTACATACTTAAACTTCTTAACTGAACTATGATCATCTAATGATAATGTATTTTTCGGTCTAGCATAATATGTCTTATTTATGACTAAAGTTTTCACTATATTATCGGGCAAATCTAATTGGACTATATTCTCCGTCAATGTAGAAGACAATTTATAGAAATGTTCAGCTATAATCAAATAGTTATTCATAAACTGTTCTTCTATTATATCTGTTAAAGGCGATAAGTAATCTCTAGTTACGTCTGATATAGTAGTAGGTTCAACGAACTGCTGAGGATTAGATACTGCTTCTGCTTCTTCTTTTTGTGCAATTCCAAATAATTTTTCTACACTTACTGACATAGATTCCAAGTCATCTAAACTTGATGATTGTTCAGAATTACTCTTTGGTTGCCATTTGATAAGCGTGGCTTTAAAATATAAAGGCTCATTCATGAAGTCACGAAATATAGTAGAACTAGATATTTCATAGATACGATTAGTTCGTGGGAAAAATATCACATCTCGTTTCTGTGGGCCTGAACCTTCACCGAAAATTGATTGAAAGTAATCTTTGTCGATCTGAATCTCAAATGGCATTTCAAAGTCTTGACCAAAAGGACCCATATTGAGTTTATTATCTGGGAATGCATTGTTTGGAACTACTATCTTCATGCATTGTTTTTCATCATGTTGATAGAGTGAATACTCGAGTAAGTATACGTCTTTAGTTCTACCTTTCGGTAAAGCACGATAGTATTGAACTTCATGACCAAATAGTGAATTGACCATTAAGTTCAGATCTTTATATAACCTAACAGCTTTATTTACACGATACGGATCCCATGTAGCACCTGTCTTAAATGTTATAGGAGAGGCTGATATATTATCTTGATCTTGTATACTCACATACTCGGATCCACTTAATGCTGGTGCAGGAAATGAATCATATTGCAAGTTGACATTATTAACGGTAACCGGTCCACCAGACATTAGAATATATCTAAATTGGAACCAGAATGATTTTCCGTTTTCGAAAGGGAGAGTATTTAATGATGGAATATTTAGTTCAGAGTATTCGGAGAATGTTTCATTATCGTATGAATATCTGAATTCCTTTTTTAGGATAGTCCCTGGAGCATTCGCTACTAAATTTTCTTGTATAGTAGTGAATGTTTTAGGGTTGGCTATAGGAGCTGCATAAGCTAGTATGACATAATCTCCTGAAGTAATAAGTTCTTGCAAAGCAATATTATATTTTACTATATATTGAAATGCAAGAAAAGTATTCTAAATTTAGAGTGAGGTGAAGTTATTTGAAATATCCTTGACTTCGCAAGATTTTTTCTAAATCAATTAACTCGGCAGTGAAGCTGTCTCCGAATGTTTTAGCAGTATAGTCAAACTCTTTTCTTCCAATTTCCTCTTTTTGACAATACCATTTTATCATTTCTTCAGAAAGACCATTCTTTTTCTTTTCTTCTATGACTTTCTTTTTAGTTTTTGCATAAATCCAAGGCGGAACAGTTTTATACATTCTACTCATATTTGCATGCCAGTAATCAGATGTTGCTGCTGCGTTAATTTTTATATGAGATAAAACAGCTACTTGAACAGGATATTTTATGCTAAGAAATCTCGAAGTCATGAAAAAGTTTCGAGCTTTGTCATTATCCATTACTTCTTTCCACTGTTTTTCGTTAGCAGTAAATACTAACTTAATATAATCGAACAAGGGTATCATTTTTTAATGTTTTAAAGTTTTAAAAGATTTATTTTCTATTTGTATATCGAAATCTCGTATTTGATTTCGAGTAATTCTATTTCTATGTACACCAAAGAAATCAGATGCTTTCTTTATAGAGATAAATTCATAATGTTCATGCTTCCTATAGACATGAACTGTTACACCCTTATTTCCAGGCTTACGTTTGCTCAATATTTTATCTCTCTGTTCAGCTGTCCAGGATTTCCCTGATAGTGCTTCAGATAAATGTTTACAGTGTTCAAGAGTTCGCGGAGGTAGTTTTATACCAAGATGTGAATTTCGCAATTTGTCTTTAGCTTCGTCAGTATGTGTTTTATTGTACATCCCATTTTTATAGCCTGACACTTTCTCACTTATCAATGTTCTAAGTTTTTCTATATCAGCCGGAAGTCTATCTTTTGACCACCCATTCCTGAAATTTTTCACGAATTTAGATAGATTACCTCCTTGACCACCTGATACAAGGTTGTAACTCATCTTGTCATTTACTGCATCAGTTTGCTCTATCCATATAGCTTCTCTCTGAGAAAGTTGTTCAAGGGTTTCGCACTCTTCTAATATTTCCTTCTTAAAATTTTCTTTGCCATATTTCTTAATAGCAGACAAGATTGCAGTACCTGAACCCAGATACCCGTAATAGTTTTTAGCATCTTTCCCTATGTACCATTTGCCGTTTATTTGATTTACAGTTTTGTATATGACCATACCTTTATAGAACACAAAAGGGAGAAGTTTTAATTTCTCCCTACAAAATTTATTATGAAAGGTTTATAGTCCGAAAAGTTTCTGTCCAAATATAGAAATAACAGTTAATGCAAACTGAACTATAGCAAATATTGTAACTGCTTTCGTTTTAAATGTTTTCAGATCATCGATCTCTTTCACCATTGCTGCTAATTGAGTAGTCGATATAACTTCATCCATTTTTTGTTTCCACTGTCTTAATTCATCAACTTTGTCTTCGCGATCTTTCATAATCGCAAGCTCCTTTTTGATGTCTTGTATTTCTGCATTTAGCTCAACTATACCTTTCGATAAGGTTTCTAACTCCTTAAGAACGAGTCTTGAATATTCGTTCCACCCGTTTTGTCCATTTTCAGCCATTACATAAACTAATTTTACTTACTATTTATTTGCATCTACTAGTAATTTTCGATACGCATACGATAGTTAAGGTAAAATTAGAATAATTCATGTATTTTTTGTTTACAGAGATAAACTTCCGTATATTTAACAATCAGAGCTTCTATAGTATCTATTTTATACATTTTTCGTGTATTAGACAATGCCGATAAGATATCGCCATGACAGGATATGTTTCTATGTGGCTTCTTACAAAAACAACCTAGAACTTTGTCTTCTAATTCAAATAGAGAAGATAAAAGCTCTTGGTTATGTAAAATGTAATCCTCGTATTTAGATATAGCTTCTGTTCGTGTCTTAACTTTATATGCAGCTAGGGTATGATCTTTATGTGAATAAGGATTTCCCCATTTTGATCCTCTACCGATGTAGATATCATAAGCGTCATATCTTAAGTTGACAACAGTTGTCATTTAACTGATAAAATAGATTGTATTTTGAATATACACGATAACATCGAAATAGTAGGATCAATTACTTGTATACGCTGTGCTTGATGAGCTGCAATTTCGTAGATTATTTGTGGAATCGTATTTGTTTTATGCGGATACTTTTCAAATATCCATTTCGGTAATTCTTCTCCTAATGCTCCTAGTACATCTTCTACTCTTGAAGAATATTGTCCAATTAGAAAGATGTAATTGTTATAAGGATCGGGTGTAGATGCACATAGATTGAATACATCTTCGAATGACCATTCAGTCTTTAAGATTGCTTCCTGTGTAAGTTTCTTGACACCGGAAATTTGAATCGTTTGAATTTTATTGAACAATTTTCGCATGTCAGGAAAACTACGTTTTACTAATTCATGTACTGCTCCTTCCTCAGATTCAATTTTTAATTTGGTTAATACTGTAGTAGCTCTAGCTTTTATCTGAACGAATACTTCTTGTTCTTCTTCTGCATCTACATAATCAAAATTGACAGAAGTAAATCTAGAAAGAATAGCTTCTGGAATTTTATTTATATAGTTAGTAGTAGCAACAAATCTTGCTTGTTCCGCAAATTTCTCAATTGTACCACGTAATGCTTTGAAGAACTGATCAGATACCCCTTCAATTTCATCTAGAATGATAACTTTAAATGCTTCTTCTCCATCCATTACAGATATAGTCGAACAGAATTTATTTATAGTTTCTCTTACTACATCCACAGATGTTTCATCTGAACAGTTAATGTATTTATGTGGATGTTTACTTGCTAATATCTTAGCTGTACTCGTTTTTCCTTGACCCGGTCCACCGTGAAAAAGATAATTTTGTTTAAGTTCACCACTTCCTATAATATCGCGGATACGTTTAGGTAAGATGAGTTGTTCAATTTGTTTAGGGCGTAAAATTTCTGTAAGTAATCTATTGTTGCTCATTTAAAAAATATTTAGAGTTTTCTTTTATTAGATAAAAATAAAAGAAAGTTTAGTGTTTATTTTTTGTTTATTGATACGATAAATCAAAACCTTCTAGATTTTCAACGATTAAATCTTCAAGTAAAAATTTATCTGTATGTAATGTTTGCTCTACGAACCATACACAATAAGCATACCCATCTAGGATATGATCTAGTGTCATAATCGGACCGCCTGAGCGATGAATAACAAGACTTCCTTCATTCATAAATAAATTGGTTTTGTTTTATATATCGGCACTGTTAAGTACAGCTCAATTATTTCTCTGTGTTACTTGGTGGTGGAGAATCAGGTGTGTTGAATATTTGCATCATAATTTCGACAAGGCCGAATATAGTAGAAAACATGTGATTAGATCTGTTCCCTTCGCTATCTATTATTATTGCAGCCCATTTACTTTCTCCAGTTAGTTCAGGCGGAAATAGACACAATTCTTTATCACCAATGCCAAATCTATGAGGCCCTGGATTTGCTAAGATGAATTTACCATCTTGTTGCAAAATTTCTATTTCATTATCTATTACTCGCTTGGCATCACTCATAAATTTATCCGAGTGGATAACTATCTTCTTATCTGTACACTCTGAGTGAAAAAGTGTAAGCATTGCTAATGATTCAATAAACATGGAAAAATTTTTTTAATTCTGTGTCGTCTTTACTTATAAAGTATTCATCATATAGTTTCTTAAAATCCCATGCAAATGAATCTTCAAATAAAAGTGCATCGGCCCTTAATAAATTGTTCAACCCGTCTACTCCATTTGATTCATAAGCAGATTTAAGTATTTCTGCATTTATATAGCGTTTATTAAAGCTCATTTTACCATAATTTATTTTCAGTATTCGGACATTGTTGATCAGTAAGTGATGTTTTAGCATGTAAGAACCCTCCGCTACCATAAGTGCATTTTTCTTTATTCAATACTATTTTACAAAATGAACATGTTCTGCATAATTCTAAACGTTCATTTTGTATTTCTGCTATTACTAGCGGTGTATGAACTATGTCATTCTCAACGCGGATAGAATGAATACCTGAAGATATAATTTTTATATCATTATTATCACTATTGAAGGTGAATGATTCAGAGTTATTGCAATTACATCCCATATATGTGTTTATATACTTATTTTATGCTAAAATCATATCAGATATGTATCTAGATCATACGACAGAGCATTTTTTAAAATATCGCTTCCGAGAATAGAAATAGCTATTGCTGCAGCTATTCTAGAATTAAATAGACCAGGTTGACCAGAATTTTTAGTATAAGCTGATATGTACGGTTCACCGTCATCATTTAACGATATTTCAGATATCGTTCGCTTATCGCATTTTGACAATACACTTGCTATCCTACGTATACGTTTTCTATTCTTCAATTTTTCTATCTCAGATAGAGCTATTTCTATTTCACCAAATTCTAATGCTCCTCCACTTACTGACCACCCATCTTCATGAAATTCCTCACCTTTATCTTCGATACTAATTTGTAATTTATAACGAAGACTCGATGTGTCGTCAGATATGAAAGAAGATTTAGCAAGCTCATACATATAGTCAGGTATAAACTCTATCAAGTCTTCTTTTTGCGTTTTAAAAAATTTACGTTCAGGCGTATTGATGTCTAAAAAGACATATAGCATTTTATGACGTAATCTGTCATATTCCATACCCTGTAGTATCAATGGGTAATCTTTATCTTTTACTGTAAATACTTTACCGTTTTCCCAGCCTTTATTTTTTCTATACGGAATATAGAAATCATAAGTCTGTTCGAATGAAGCTAATGAAAACGTATCAGCTGATACGTTTTCATATAGTGTATTTCCATTTATGTCTTCTACCCAAATCTTCTTTTTGTAGGTTCCTTCTACTCTTGTAACAATACAAAGATTTTGATCATCATCTAGTAAAATGTCATTTAATCTTGGAGTATGCCATTCTCTTAATGACCAGTCTTTATTTATTACATCTTTACTTGCACGATCTTGTTTTAACATTAGAATCCAAACTTTCTGCTCATTATTAATCCTCTATGCGCCTGACGTTCCTCAGCTGTCTTAAAAATCTTAGAGCCTATTTTTTCCCACCCTTTTAGCTCTTGGTTAGCTCGTTTAATAACTTTATTTATGCATTTTATGATCGAAGCATCACCATCTTCATCTACTACACCTACATATTGACGATCTCCAGTCCAGATAGTATATTTTACTGGTTCTTTTACTTCATCATTTTTATGATATATCATGATTTTAAATGCGATATCTTTTGGAATATCTCCATGAGGCGATATAATTACATCTTCATGAAACTTAAATGTTATAGTACCATTTTTCTCCTGTCTTTTAGTAGAAGCGTAAACTAATCCTAAAGCTAGAAGCTTATCATATTCTTTAAATTTCGTGAGCTGATCGATATTCATTACATATTGTTATTTTAAAATAGAGCTGAAGAACCCGAGTTTGCTCCTTTAGATGTACCAAGTTTTATGCCAGATGTTACTGGCTTGCCTAATACTCCAACATTATCTTCTGCTCCAACAAATGATCCACCATATCCCTGAGGTACAAAGCTTTTCTTATCAGTCCACCAATGTGTTCCTTCTAAGATTTGCTCTCTTGCCATATTAATAGGAGAAGATGTTATTTCATTCGATATAAGTATGAATGCATTTTGTATTTCTTTCGGGATAACGTCGAAATTAAGTATAACGAGTGTAATGTTTCTGTGTATAAGTTTTTGAATATCGTCTTTCTTATAGACAATTCCGTTAGATTTATATACAGTATTCACTGCATCTACAAAAAATTCTGTCATTTCTCCAGATTGAAGATTCTGCCAAGTAACAGGAGATAAAGTAGCTAATGCCTTATCTAATTTGGAATCAGTCATTCCACGTGTTTTTGTAACGTCTTTTTTATCTATCCATGTGATTACTCCTGGTACTGCATCACCACCGTCTCCTAAGATAACTTTACGTGTTGCTACTCTATCAGGATCAGTAATCTGATGATCATTGTGACTAAGCAATATGTCTAAAATGTTGCTTGTTCCTGCCCAACTTTCTGGATTAAATAAATTGAACAAATCGTCACCGGTAGTATCATTTTCAACATCATTTACAAGTCTAGAATCATAAGTTTCTTGTGTTAATATGATTCTTCTTCTATTTGATACTGGATCTAAAACGATAGTAAACGATCCGTTTTTATGAGTCTGAATACACTGGTGTAAATCTCGGTCACCTGTAACAAGCATTACAGATTCTCCTATGTCATTAAGTCTTCTTGACCATAAAAACAAAAGATCATCAGCTTCTGCATCTTTAACCTTTGATATTATATATCCTTTAGATTGTAAAATTTCACCAAACTCGTTCGTTAATTCATAGAATGAAGTCCAATCTATTGTAGGTTTTTCTTCATCATGGGCCCGGTTACTTTTATATCCTCCTCCGTCTATCGGAATCTTTTTCCTCCATGAGTTAGAGTCTAAGCACACTATAACTCTATTTACATTTTCTATTGATTTGACTAATGCAGCAAAATCAGTAGCAAGCTTTCTAATAAAAACTCCCTTGGAATCATCAGATTCCAAGAGAAGTTGTCCTTTTTTTACACCGTAATTACCAATCGTAAATAAAGTTCTATAAAATATGCCACTTGCGTCTATAACAAGATTTAATTTCATGATGTGATCATTTTTTTTCTTGCATCTTCTTTAGAGATGATCTTAATATTTGATTAATTCTTGTAGTAGTGAGGGAAAAATGTTCTGCTATTTCTTTAACGTCCATTTCTTCCTTACCGTTCAGGCCATATGCCATTTCTACAACTTCACGTTCTTTCGGTTTTAGTTCATCGAGAAATGTATTAACTTTTCTACAAGTTAATTCATCTTCTTCTCTACGAAAGATATCGAGTTTCTGATCTTTATCTTGAATAGTATCAGCTAATGTGTTACCATCTTCGTTTGGTCGGTCTATTTGAACTTCAGAATATGTGTAGTCAATTCTACCGTCTTTCATAAGTTCAGAAATATGTTCAGGTAATCTAACAACCCGGTTATTATGCATACAGTTACGTATGATGGATTGTTTAATATACCAAGATGCACATGTAGTAAAAGATGCACCTTTTTCTGGTTGCCATTTTTCTAAGGCAGTAATTAAACCGGCATTACCTTCACCTAACAAATCATGAAATTCGACACCTTTTCCGATGAATCCTCTTGCTATACTTACTACTAATAAAAGATGATTTTTGAATAACTTTTCTTTAGCTGCTGTGTTACCAGTTAAAGCTTCTAATGCAATTGCATGAGTTTCTTCTTTAGTTAATCCCTTGTTGTGACGAATTTCTTCAAAGTAAGTTTTTGTAATGTCTAACATAATTTTATTAATTTTTGATTGATTTATGATACAAAAATAATACAATAATATCGATTAGAAAAATGTGGATGATATTTTTTTAATTTTCTTTCCATAATAAATCATCTATATTATCACGGATAATGGCATTAAATTCTGGTTCTAATTCTATTGAATCATTAACAATCTTTGATGCTAATTTAGTTAGTCGAGTTTCAAATTCCTCAGATAATATCGGTAAAAATAATTCCATTATACAATATGCTTAATTAATGTTAGAATGCCCCAAGTTATGAAATAGAAAAAAGCTGTGGAAATTCCAGTTAATAGGAATTTTATAAATTCGAATTGCCTAACATACCGTTCACCCTTGATAGTTAATCTATACCAACGACTGAAGCATGTAAGAATAAGAATTACGTACCAAACAGATGGATTAATCATTCGACCTTTTAAGTAATTTATACCACACGGTAACTATTTCCCTTTTTTCCTCTTGTAAAACATATTCATATATCTCTATCATATCTTCCAGTAATGAAATATGTTTAGTTCTTTCCATCATAGATTTCATGTCCGGATTTGACCAATAATCAATGGGAATTTTAATAAGTTGATCATATAGTTGATCATATTCTGTGACTAATTCTGCTATAGCATCCGGTCCTAAAACTTGTAGCATGCTAAAATCACTTACTGTATTAGATTGATTGTTCGTCATTTTCTTCTTCAATTTCAGGGGTTTCGTAATCGTTAGATGGAATTTCCATTTCTTCATCAATCTCAATTTCAATTTCAGCTTCTTCCACTTTTTCTTTACTTTTCTCCTTATCGAGTTTGTTCAGTTGCCGTTCTGAAAGATATACTGTACGTTTCTTAGATAATAAAGCATCTTGAACTGTACGATATTCAATTGCCCAAAGAGTATGATCATCCGATTTCCAGCAACTTAATTCTTTATCGTTGACTTTACCTTGTAATTTATACTCGGTAGTTTTGATCATGAATGGTACTCCCACATGCTCCATCTTCACATCCATCGCTCTGATAAATTTTTGGCAATCTTGCCAGAAATCTTTTGAAAATAACTCTAATAACGAATCTGAGTACACATTAATTTTTCTCATATAACTGTTTGTTTAATTTTTATTGTTAATATCTTGGCAGAAATGCTTCCAATTCTGTTATCCATTCACTTTTTCTACATGCTATTATACGTAAAGTATCATAACATTGATGTTTCCAATTGTTTTCAATATTGCGTAAAATTGGAAACACGTTAGTTTCAGCTCTTATGGATTCTAATTCTATATCGTCATCATCTAAGTGCCATATAAAGTCTGGATTCTCTTTAAAAAAATTCAGACTTGTTTTTCATATTACAGAAATGAATATTCTCGATGGGAATTTTTAATTCTTCGGCAACATTGAATACTTCAGTATTACTTACTTTATTGCCACTATTATCGGCAAATTCGAATCTACCAGTGACAATATGTACATCATGTCCAGCATATATAAGTTTAGATGCTAATTTTTGTACACATTCTAAAGTCAGTGTGGAATCGAAATCAAACGATACTTTCATTTGCTAATATTTTTTCTAATTTGTCAGTTATTACTTTCCAATTTTCATTGTCTTTTTCTCCGAATTGCCACCATTGGCCTTTGAAAGTTTCCTGGCCGTATTTACCGGAGTCATCAATAAGTATATCTCCTATGAGCAAATCTTTTTGAGGACATAATATTAATCGTTCTAACATTTTGGTACCAAAATGTCGTTGAATACTTTCGGCCTTTTCAGTATAACAAGCAATATTGTTAATAGAAGGCCTGGTCAGGAACCAAAGTTCACATCTATCTTCAAATTGTTTAAAGAATTCCATTGCACCTTCAATAGGTGGTAAATATTTGAACAGACCAGTCATTGACCAAGGCCATGTTTGCTCAACGTCAGTTATAGCAAATTCACGCCATGCAGCTGCTCCTTTTGCCATATCGAAGAACGTATGATCCATATCGATGTAAATTCTCAACATAATGATCTCAGTTCCTTTCCTAGATCAAAATTATTTGAAAGTTTTTTAATCAACTCAACAGGAATTATTACGACATTAGTAGTAACAATTTGTAAGAACTCAATAGTTTTTACTTCATATTCAACATGTTCATGTTCATAGCTTTGTTGCCACTCAAACTTAACGAGATATGAATCTGTGTTCGGATATACTATCCGTCCTATCGATGTGTTAGTTTCATTGTTATAATGAATACTTTCAATATAAAATCCTGAACGTTCTTTTAGTAGATTGATCACTAATGGCTTACCAATAGTAACGTCTACATTAACTCTAAGCTCCACTTCAGCGTCTAAGAAATCTGATAGAGGATCTATTTGTTCATCTATACAGCGTAGAACGAAGTATGTACTATCACTTAAATTACTCATTTATGCAATTGTTTTAATGTTTCACGAATTTCGATCCAATCTGTTTCATGTTCAAATCCAGCTTTGTCATCTACTATGACACTTACATAAAACTTTTCTTCAAAATATCCAGTCTTCGTGTTTAAAATCCCTGGGTTTTCATTGAATGAATCAATGTCGATATATTGTTTCTTGAAAAAATTTAAAATATTGGGCTTTTCTTCAGGATAGCATGAAGACCATAAAATTATTTTAGATTCTGGATAAGATCGTATTAATTTTATAACTTCTCTTGCCTGAGGGTTTATCCACTCGTAATCACCAGATTGATAATTACTTTTTATGCAAGTACCGTGTAAATCTATACACCAAAATATACGTGTATATCTTTTTTCTTGCAATTGGGCATATGCTCTTTTTATTGCATTACTTATCATAATAAAACAAAGTGTAAATTTGATTTGAAGAGGATATTGATACAATATCAACATTAGAAGTATTAACGAAGGTGGTTAATCGTATTTCTTCTTCGAATTGTTCAACTTTTAAAAGTGGTCTTGGAATTAAAGTTGATATAGATTGATCTGGTAGTTCAATTGTTTGAGTATAAGAAGATATTTTCTCCAGCCACTTCTTATTCTTTTCTGGAATAGTAGAAAGTATTTCATCTACTTTTATGTCTGCTTCATTTTCTAGCTGAACAAATATAGACAATAAAACCTGTAATGAATCAGCTGCTTCTTCGATTAGATGTGCTCTATCGTACGGTTTATAACTAAATCCCAAATATTTTATAACTTCAGTACAAAATTCACCAAATTCTTCGTTGAATTTTACAATTTTTACAGGTAACGATTTATTTTCATATTTCGATATGTACCTTATCTCTTTAATTATTCTTTCCATATATTTGAATATAACCTAAAAGGTATCTGCAGTAAAACATATAATGTTAATGTTTCAATTAAATTCCTAGTGCATCTCTTATCTCAGCAGATTTCATGTCTTTACCTAATCTATATGCATCATTCCTGAGTCTTTCGATAGAGTTATAGATGCAATCTATCTTAGTATATTTTAATGCTTGCTGATCGATATATTTTTGAATACCCTCGATTGGAACCTTTGCTTTGATCATAGCAGTAATTTTTTTACCGGGTATAGTATCTTTGTATATCTTACCAGAAATTCCAAGAATACAATTACTTACCCAATATGAAATATCATTCTGTGATATTGAATGATCACCGAGTATGTCAAATACTCTTACAGCTGAACATCTTTTTTCACCTTTTCCTATTACAAATTCATTCCAACTCATATTGTTTTATTTTGTGGTCTCCGGAGGATTCGAACCTCTTACATATCAGGGTTAGAATCTGACGCCTAGTCCACCGGGCATTATGTTCGAAGACCATGATTGATTAATTATGATACAAAAATATAACAAATTCTATATTCTAGAAAAAGGGATCCGAAGACCCCTTTTCTTTTTTCTTTTTAATATCTAGTAACGTCAAATTCTGGATCAAATTTAGCTTTTAAAGATAGATACAATTCATATTCTTGTTTGTAACGTTGTTCTGCCGCAAGTTTTGCTCTTTCTTCAGCTTCTTTTGCTCTACGAATAGAATCATTTTTTTCAGTTTCTATTTTCTTAACTAGATCATCTAAATAAGCTTTAAATATTTCATTTATGGCATCAGTATTTTGATTAGTATGTTTTATTGCAACCATACGCTTTGCACAATATGTAGTGACAAGAAATAATTTGTGAGATATAACATTCTTAGTATTTTGTCCATGATACGAAATTTCTCTATTGATATTAATAGAAGTTACATTATTTTTATGTAATACGAAAATATTCTCTTTATCCTCAGATAATTTTACTACGAAAAATGATTTCTGATCACTATATACGCCTTTATATCCACTACGAATGGAATACTCAAAAATGTGTTTTGATGTTTCTTCGATGTACTTGATAATGTCCAATTTGATTTCTTCTGTTGTTTTCATGTTGTTTTTTTATTTTTTTAAAATTAGGGGTAAATTAGATAGTTCTTTTCTTATGGGGGAATTTGCATATAGACATAAGGATGTACACTGATCAATGTCTGGTTCGTAGAACTTTGACACTTCAGTGACATCCTTGTATTTATCGTAATAAAAATCTAAATGTAATTCTGTAGGAACTGATAGACAGATAATGGAATTCGATTCCTCTTTCCAAGAGGAAAATCTATCAGGGTAAATATGTGCAAAATCAGCTATTGAGTGAGCGGATTGTACAACTTGATATCCAGGGTGGATATCAGATCTTGTAATAATGACTAGTTTCGGTTCTTTAATCTATAGCATAATAAAAAATTATTTGTTGTTTATATATCAATATAACATATTGTTCTGTCTTAGAAAATTTCTAGCATTTTTATAGCATCTTGTTTAGTCATGATCTTGCCATAATAATGCCAATTAGCTTTAGTGGTATTTATTAATCTATCCGTTATCCGAGAGACTAACATTTCGCGTTCAATATCAGTAGATGTATAGTCATTAAAAACATTATACACTGTCCAATTCTTTTTATAATTCTCTACTTTGAATCCACGTCTTATGCACTCATCATATAGTTCAAAATACCTGTCTAGAGTAAACTTACCCTTATTTGCAAAGAAAATTACATGACCCGATCCAAGTGTAAATTTATCTGGTGAATCTGAAAAATCTTTACCCTTGTCTATCCTTTTCTTGTATACTGAAGGTAGTCTTTTGATTTCTCTATGTTCAGCTAACAAATGTTCATCTGTCAGATTTCTAACATTAATGGCAGAATTAATACGTGTCATTTTTTTTTGTTTTAATATAACACATTTTAATTCTGCCATAAACTATTAGAGCTTTTCTAAATCATCATTTAGTCTCTGTAGGAATGATTCAATTCCGTCATCTCCACTTATTAGCCAATCTACTCGGTTAGCATAGACTTGTGCTATACGAATAGCCTGTACTGCGTCTTTAAATTTAGATATTACCTCTTCGGGATATTCATAAAAGTTAGCATCCTCCCAGGATTCTCTATGATCCCTTGGCTTTCCGCTATTTACTATTTCCTGTTCGATTGAATCAGCAATATATCCAAGATAATACTGCTTATGATCAAATGCCCCTCCACTCATAAGATTAGATTTTAGTTATTTCACAACTAGTACCTGAACAAGCCTGAGCTGCGAAATCATTAATATCTTTATATGCTGGTCTATCTAAGATTTCATTGAAGTCTACAGCTTTCATCTGTCTATTAATAACTTCCCATTTGTGTAGCAAGTGTACATCTTTTAGACAGTTGACAGTTTTTCTGATGTCTCCTTTGAAATAATTTTTAGCATAACGTTTTGCTCTATCTATCCAGTAACGTTTGAGAAGTACATCTTCTCTTGTACCTGAGATAGGGATCGATCTGTCTATTACACTATCACAAGCTGACCAAAGGTTTCCTTTAAAGTAATGCAAGCCATCTACAATCATTCCTGAAGCAAACATTGCACCTTTTCCGTAATCTTCTAAAATTTCTTGCATAGTAGAAACAGAAGTAAATGGAGCTTGGTGGAAATCTTTATCTCCAAATTTAGAAATAAATGATACTGCATTGAATACATCCTTATTTTCCCAGATATAATCTATCACTTCATCTTTTTCTTCTTCACCAACAATAACTGTACAACTTACATTGTGACTTATATTAGGATATACAGAAAGTTCTCTGTCTGTTCCTTCATTTACCCAATTCTCTTGTACAAGTTTTATTTTTTCTAAGTGTTCGATAGCACCTAAATCTTTCTTATATAAGCCATCCTTTGGGTTTTCGATAGGTACAAATACTACATAGTCAGTCTTTGTTTCAGAGAATACAGAATCTTCCAATAAGAACTCCATATTCTGTTCAAGCCATTTTGCAGTATCTGTTTCTTTACTAAGTTGCATGATACGGAAATAACGTTCACTATGTTCAGGGTGTATACCTGAGGCTGTTCCTAAGATAACTGATGCATTACCAGAAGGTTTAACACAAGTGGTTCTTGCAGCTGGATTGATACCGATTAATTCCGCTACTTCTCTGTTGATAGATTTAACCAAGTTTGCTCCTTCTTTTAACAATGCTGCATTGAAAAGTTTAGGGTTATTCATCCAGCCAGTAATTGATACACCAAGTAATGCTTCTCTTTTGAAAATTTCCTCGGTTACTTTTCCTAGATATGGGAAATTAGTCCAACCAGCTTGGAATGTACCTTGAATTGAAGCACTTTTACATGCCTTTAAGAATTTATCCTTAGTCGAACATGATTCAGCATTAATTTCTGTAAGATTACAACCTTGTATACCAAGAAGATTTTCATTGTCCGATATAAATTGTGCAATTTGTTCATATTGAATACTTTCAAAATCACCTTTCCAAAGCATTGGAATTTTTGAAATTTCAAAACAAGGATTGAACATGTCGAACCATGAGTTTGCAAATACGAATCCGATATCAGATCTACCATCATTCATCTTTACGATTTCTGCAAATCGTTCGTATGATGTTTTAGTACGAAGTAATATTACAGAGTTGTTACTTCTTGCTCTATGTGGATTGACACTAAACCAGTCACCTATTTTAGCATTAATCATTTCGTCATCATAAGGATCGACAATTAGATTCATTGCTGATCTTCTTACTCCTCCTGACAATACTGCATTAGAAATATGACATAAAATGTCAAAACCTAAGATAGGACGTACTGTATCACCTTCAGTGTTTATCCATTTGTTAATAAGTTCTTCTATTCTGTTAATTGAACTTCTTAAACCTTGTGAACCTGGAGCTTTAAAACCACCACTAATGAAAGATCCTTTTTCACGGATAAGTGAATAATCAAACTTTATTTCATATCCAGCATATTCTGGAAACGGTTGTTTGTCTACGAAGTAAGATGACATTAATACCCCTAATGAATCAGCCCAGCCTTCTATTGTATCGGGGATAACAAAGGTTTTTGTTCCCAATGTTCGTTTCTGTATCTTAGAAATATTTGCCACGAAAGGTTTTAGTACGCCTACTCCTACTCCACAACCCGATAGCATCAAATAGAAGATTTCCTGAAATGCTCTATTTCTTGCTAAATAAGTAGATGTACAATTATACAAACGTGTATTGTGTTTGTTCAACTGTTCACCACGATATTGCAATGTTCGTTGTGATGCCAAGATAGATTTATCTTTCATAGAAGCTAATGCTATGTCAGAATATGGTAGAATTTTATCGCCATACTTATCTATGTGTGATTGCATGATATTTTCACATGCTTCTTCCCAATTTTCATATCTATCCAATGACTCATTCCACTTGAAATAATCAGAGTATAGTTTTAAATCGGATAAGAATTTTTTTCCTTTTTGCATATATGTAATAAATTTTGTAAATCTGTAATGGTTTTAGTGTATAATCATTAAGGTTCTTGCTGCTCATGGTACGCATAAATAAGTATGAACTTTTTTATCAGTCTACTATAAATAGATAGTTAAAAGTATATAATATGGAACATTATCGTATGACAGTTGTAATGCCGTGTTTTGGTAGACCAGCTAGAACGAGAAGAATGATAAATTGTATTTTATCTCAGACAGCAGAACATTGTGAGATTTATGTGGTAGGAGATGGGTGTCCACATTTTCAGACTATTATAGATTCAGGTGAAGCAGAATTCTATAAAGAAGTAGCAAAGAAGCGAAATAATACTCTGCATATATTCAACAACGATAAGAATGTCGGCGGATATGGAACTTCTATAATACAGTCTGCATTAGTGAATGCAAAAGGTAGATATTTTATGATTCTGGGTAATGATGATATAATATTACCTAATCATTTTGAACATTACTTGAATGAGATAGAAAATAGTAAGTATGAATTAGTGTATTTTAATACATATATGAAGCCCACAGACTCTATAAGAAGTACAAAATTCGAAATAAATCACATAGGTCATTCAGAGATCATATTTAAAGTAGATATAGGTAGAAAAATAACGTATGATGTTTCATATGGACATGATTGGCGGTTTATCCACGATATCTCTAAACATACTAATAGAATTAAAAAAGCTGCATCTATAGATTACACATATATAGTCATGCATATACCAGGCCATAAAGAAGAAATTATTGATTAACATGAATGAATTGAAAACTTACTCACTACGAATAATTGATCCAGTATCGAAAGATTATATTGTAACTAAGAAACTGAAAGCTGTAAATGAAACATTGTCAGGAGATTTAGATGTTTCTTTTGATGCAAAAAATGCCATCATAGATAAAGGGAAAGCTAAGTTTTTCTTAGATCAGGAAGAATTAGAGTTACCCCTTGAAACTTTTCTCTGGTTGCCATTGGGTGAAAAGATAGACATCAAAGAAGCTACAATAGAACTCAGACATTTGGATATGAAATATCCAGACACTTTCGAATATAAGCTTTTGGTAGCTACACCGAAAATGATAAAGACTAATCAGACTTATAATGTAAGTGTGACAGCTCATTTTGTAGTATATTTTGGTTCAAACTATTATTTCTACGATAATAAAGGAGTACTGTTATACACTGCACCTTTTGCATACATAGAATTCCTGCCTTGGGGTAGTATGATATCTAATCTACGTATTTGGAATCCTTTTACAGGTCTCTTTTCTGACGAATCTCTCTATAAGAAACATAACATTTTAGGTGCTAATGGAACATCTGGAACTTCAGGCATCAGTGGTACATCAGGATCTAGTGGAACATCAGGTGAATCAGGAACCAGTGGAACTTCGGGTTCTTCTGGTGAAACAGGAACTAGTGGAACATCAGGTGAATCAGGAACCAGTGGAACTTCAGGCATTTCAGGAACTAGTGGAATTGATGGAGTAAATGGTGAAGATGGTGTACCAGGAGTAGATGGAATAGTATATGTATGGGAAGGATCATGGGAAAATGAAAGACATTATGCTGCATATTCAGTAGTACGTTATAAAAATGCTATATGGGTAGCTATATCTGACAATTCAGACGAAGAACCCGATAAATCTCCAGACTCATGGGATATAATGATGGGTATGGGTGGTGATTCTATGATTTCTACCCTCAAGTTCACTTTGACTTCAAAAGAATTTTCACACTTAAAAACTATACCACTGTCACTAATCAAAGTTGATGAAAATGCTGCAATAGAAATTATATCTTCAGTTATTATATCCTCTACTCCTAAGATACACAATAATTTCGATATTGCACTATGTGTAGGAAATGATATAATAGGTGGATTTGAAGATGTTCTAAACAATGATAAGACAGTTAATAAATGTGCTTTCTTCGATAACTCTTCTTATTTGATAGGCAAACCTGTAATGTTACGATCTACCACAGATATTCCTGAAATAGAAGATGCAAAACTGATACTATCGATATCGTTCAGATACATTTACATTTAAACACATAAAAGAGGAGAATCAAAGTTCTCCTCTTTTTTAGTTTAATTTATTACTTATGCCGAGCTCTTTCCTAACTTCTTCAACTTCTTCTATAGTAAGAACATATTCAAGTTCTTGTATACGTCCTCTGAACTCTGTCAGTATATCTACATATTCAGTTATTTTAGCATGATCAGTATAAAATCTCAGATTACATACAAATGTTTTTTCTGTTTGTGTCCTAGCATTATACATGTCACGTAATCTAGAAATTAACTTTCCTCTTACATCGTTCATAAATAAAATTCTATATCAGCGGTAGTTTTTTCAGTACCTTGTAAATTTAACGTTAGTGGCACATCAATTATTTTAGCTGGGCCTTGTTTAAATCTACGAGGTTCAGCAGTAACATAGCTTTCAATGTTGCGAAATCCAAAGTTTGTGATAACGGAGAAATTAGAAAGACTACTAGCAGCTGAAAATTCAGAATTTAATCTATACGGCAATGCAAGATAACCTTGAACCGTGTGAAATTCCAAAACTTTTTCTTGATATTCAAATCCATACTTATTTGTAGAATGTTTCACGGCAGTAACACTATAGTTGATATTCACTTTACCATAATATACATACGGTCTATTTTGCAACAAATAAACATGTCCTACTGTCAAATGTTTTTTCGTTATTATGCCAGTACCGGATTTCTTTACAGTAGCAAAACGTTTAGCTACAACTTTGCTGAATACACATAGAGATTCATCTTTGATAACGATATCTTCGAAACATTCTTTATATTGTACTGGAGTCATAGATGTTAGAGTAACAGCTAATTCACCAGACTTTGAATATTTCCATCTACCTCCAAGTGCTTTAACTTGATCGGGATCAGATAATAGAGTCAAAAAATCTTCTTTATCGTATGCAGTAATAGCTGTACGAACACTCGTTCTCGATCCTCTTGATGTATGCAAAAAGATAAATTTACTTGACATCTTTTTCTTTTTTATTTCCGGCGTTAAATAGCATTACGAATAAGTTCTCTATTTTACCATAGATGAATTCATATGCATCCATGAATAATTTGCCAAATACCCAATTTAAACATGATACTGGCCATAAAAACCACCATCTGAATACTGCAAATCTAAGATCGAAATCACTCTTTTCAGTAGTGCTTAATTCTTTTCCTTTAAAATAAGTACGGATTAATGAAAAGATGAAACCGATTAGGACGTATCCGATAATATTTTTCCATGTAAATACATGCAATACCGGTAAATTTCCCCATAAGTAATTCACTGCAAGAAAGACAAGTGTTACTGCAAATGCAGATGATCCACTGTCAGACAAATCTGAAACGAAAAGGAGAATAATAAAGATTAACAATGACAATGCGAGAATCCACGAACTGCCAAATAAAGTAAAACCTAGAAGTAAACTCATATTTTTTTATTTTAATGATTAGATAAAATATAACAAATGCATGCTACAATAGAAAATTATCGGCACACCATAGAATATCAGACTTTGGATAATCATGCACGCTTTTAAATCTAAGAAATATTAATTCGTCCGAAACGATATCGCCATTTGTACCTACATAATATTTAGCACCTTTAGGTATACGCCAAACAGTATTCGAAAATCCAGTGCTTTCACGTTTAGCATGTAGTCCATTTTCTATGTCCCATCTGAAGTGTTTATAAAACCAACCTAATTCTACAAAATGTTGGGAAGTTTTACGTTTCTTGAATGTTGCTGTTTCTCTCAAAGAATACCAATGATTCTCAAAGAAATGTCCGTATAATGCAATTTTCTCATTTTTAGTTTCAGTAGCTTTTTCTACTAATACTACAGAACATTTTTTATAGACTTCTATGTCTTTCTTAGCAGTTTTGGCAAAGTAATGGGTAGTTTGTAGGCACATATTATAAAATGTTTTCTTGTTCTTGTTCTTGTTCTATTTTATCACAATTTGGATTAAACTGTGCAACTTCTTTAAGTTCTACAATTTTTTCTTTTATCGTAGTACTAATCTTTTTTGGCTTTAATTTAGATTCTTCTATTATCATCGGTTCTATGACATATTTCCAGTCTGATATACTACGATACAGATAACAACCTACAGACATTTTTCTATTTCTGTCTTTGTCGATATTAAAGTATGAGCTGCTACTAGATGAAAAATGATACTGATGTTCAGTTGAAAATACAGGATATGGTCCAATCCGATGAGAAGCATGTACGAAATCATCATTTGACCATAGAGGAAATAATGTAGCTAACTTCTGTGTCCAATCTCGTTCACTAGCATATCTATAGCCAAATTGATCCATGATAAATTTTATTTCAGCTGGTTCAATATGAATGCTATCCATAGTAAATTCTTTTATGAAAATATCGAATAATTCAGCTTTAATATCATCTCTACTATCGTTCAATTTGATAATTGAAGAATACGCATCATTATATGCATCAACTAAATCTCTGAAGTTTATGAATTCTACGTAAGCTTCATGTCTAACTGCATTTCTCCTTCTTGTGGCTTTACTAGAAGGATTATTTGATGCAAACTGAATGTATGCATCATACATGACCAAGTATTTAACCGCTTTTGTACGTTGTGAATCAATATCAGTTAGTTTATCGTACAATTTTACTAACATCTGTATCTGCTTTTCAGATATATCGGAATATTTCTTTATGAATTTTGTATAACTACTCATCTCTCCACTTTATTAGCTTCTCCATTTTTTCTGTCTTCGTTTTCATCGGTCCATAAAAACTTTCAAATATCATCTTTTCTGCTACAATATCATTCTGTGTACCCAAATAGTATTTTGTACCTTTTGGTATTATCCAAATAGTATTTATTGATCCCCTTAATTTAGTGGAAACTCTAGCATGAAGACCATCATCTATCATCCAAAAGAACCCATCCAATTTAAAAGTTTTCTTAAACGTTGCAGTTTCTTCTTTACTATACAAGTAAGAAGATTGAAAAGAACCTCGTAATTGAATAGCACAATATTCTTCTTTTCGTGAATTGTATTCATCATGACGATAGATAGTAGTATCTACAGTATTGTAAAATTCATTACGATAATATCCTAAACTGTTTGATCCAAGAAAATATTTTTTCTTTTCAAGCGTAGATTGATTGAAAACACCCATAATTCTGCAATGCTTATATACTAAAATATCTTGCTTGGCAGTTTTTGGGAAAAAGTGTGTAGTTTTTAAGCACATATTAACATTCAGTTAAAGTTGTTGTATTATCTTTCCATTGTATGATGAAGTGTTTTTCATGTGACCATTTGCCCCAATATCCATGGTGATCAGGATCTAAGATGTATAGATATTCTCCTGCTTCACCATTTAGATTACTATGATTATAAGGTAGTAGTCTTGAAAAGTTCAATCTGGTAGATACTATCTCAGACTCAGACTTATAGTAACATGAACCTCTTGGTATAATCCATTCAGTATTGTTACGAAACTTGTTGTTTATATTAGCATGCAATCCTTCTTCGATATTAGCACGATAATTAAATAATGAATTTTGAACAACTTTCACTCCTAATCCGGAACGTTCTTTTTTATTGTATACATGTCCTCTTCTCACAGCAGCTTTCAATTCTATCACTGTGGGATTGAATTCATCACCTTCATACTTAAGATAGATTTCACAATTTTTGTACACTACGATATCTTTCCATGCAAATCGTGGAATAATTTGAGAGGTTCTTAAACACATACTATTATGCTAATTTAATTTTGGATTTAAAAGAATAAATGATTGTACTGCTATAGTAGTCATAGAAACTGTTTTTTCAACTTCTGGACCACCTGGAAAACTATATTCTTTAACCATCTTAGAAATGAATGACATGTTCGATACTGCTTCACAGGGTGTTAAAGAATTCCACCAAGCTGTAATTTCTTTAGTTAATTTCATAATTTTCTTTTTCGTATTTCACGTTCTAAACATCTTCTTTGAATATGTTGAGGTCCTTTACTAATAGTCCAATCATACATATAGTACAAAACTTTTAATTCACTATCAGTTAAATCTCTTGCTTCTTTTACTATTCTTCTAGCAGAAGTTCCCCACCACCAATTAAAATATTTTGTAGTATCTCTTACCATATCTAAAAGTTTGAATTTAAAAAATCTTTCCAAGAAACCCAACCACAATCTTTATATGTTTTGTTAGGCCTTAGTGGTAGAAAACCTACTGCCCAACCTTGCATTTTTTTCACAAATTGGGCTTTTGTCTTTATATTGGGATAATGGGTTGCCATATGAGCTTTTGACTCTTCGTATGTCCAATAGTTCATAAAATGATATTCAAGAGGATTATTATACAGATGATCAAGATGGAAATCAGTGACCATTTCAAGCTATATTTGAGTATTTTTCTACTGTACATCTACAATACAATCATTATTTTCGATATGTCTATGTACTTTATCCGGATTTATGTATACGTGTGGAAGATTAACAGGTTCAGACAATCTCCAACATCTATTAATTTTTTCACCAACAACTATTGTATTGTTAGGAGAAATAAATGCTATTCTTCCTCCCGGTGCATTATCTAGTACCGCAAAAACTTCGAATTTAACTATCTGTTCTCCGAAATCAGTTTTTACTGCAATCGTTATCTTATCTCCTTTATTCATAATAACATATTTTGTGAAAATTAAAAAACTTTTGTTTGATCACCACATTTACCTACCTCTTTTTTCTCCATACGTTCTTCCCAGTCACCAATACTGCATGGATAATTTCTACAATTGTCACATGCATACTCTTTTACTAGTGATATAATTTCAGGTGTATTACCTGAACGTTCTACACGTCCTATACTTTGCAGATTTCTTATTTCATCTTCAGTTGATACTGGACCCATATCGATCGGATCCATTAGAATTATGTTATTGGTAGTTTCTCTGAACTTAGCAAGTTTACGATTCATTTCCATCATCTTCTCGTCAATCATCTCGGCTGCACTGGGTAGAGGTTTTAGCCCATCATCTGCTTGTTTAATTTCACATATCATACAATCTAAGAAAGCTTCTCTACTTTTTCTGTCATAAGAAGGCCACCAATGACTAGTATCACGAGGTTTTTCTATTCGCTTATCAGTTTTACTGTAGAAATTTGCATTCTCATACGTGAATAGAGGAATACAACGCTCTAAATCATTATATCCTTTACAATAATGATTATAATGAGCTAAAGATTTGCTTATTTGCCAACATAATCCTCTTCTACAGTCATCTTCGAATAGTTCAATCTTCGCTCTTTCCAGTACTTGAATCTGTTGTTTCAGTGTCAGTCTTTTTGATTCTATTTGCATTTCGTCTAAATTTAAAAAAATATACGATTAGTAAAACGATAAGTAGAGGTAATGTTAATGGCCATAGTAAGCCAATTCCAAATACTCCGAGCATTGGATTCTCTACAACTTTATCTCTATTTTTAGGTAACTTATCGTCTAAGTATTTTGTAATCAGAACAGCTGCTGCAAATCCTGATACATAAATTTGTGTTCTATTCAGCATTGAAATAGTTTTTAATTGATCTCAAATATCCGGCAAATCTCTGTTTAATCTCATCCACTCTTATTGTCCACTCGATTTCATGCATCATCATGAATAGAAAAGCTTTTCTTGATATGAAATCATCTTTTGGCCACCAGTATCTATCGTGTGCCATTATTGGCTTACTTATTCCAAAACGTCTAGAATACTTTTTAGCAACCTCAAATCTTAGTTGAGGAACATATCTGTGTGATAAAACAACATTATCAGGTCCGACAAAACCAAGCTCTCTAATTGCTACTGCTACATAATAGCATAATCCATGAGTAAGAGGCATTGGTAATGTATCAACATCTTTCCTCATAATTTCATCAGCTCTCCTCAGAACTAGTAGCTGATCAAGTAATCCGATCTTATCCGACTTTATAGTTACTTTCATATTCTTTATTTTAGATTCCAAGTAACCGATCTATAGCATCATCCCATTGATGGAAAATACATTCTCTCCTAGGAATTTTACCTTCAACCGGTATTTCAATAAGTTCATCTTCATATTTAAGTTTCCATCCAGTCTCTTTTTTCTCACGGATATCAGCTAATAAAATGAGAAACTCTATCTCATTTATGAAACCCTCGGTTTCTCCAATAGGATTAAAGACTTCTACTGTCTCAATCTGAATTCTACACAGTTTAATCATATTACTTTACAAAATTTGGTTTTCCTTCAAATACTTCCCATGATAAGTGAATCCATCCACTAGGGATATAGTGGCTAACCATTTTACTGTCTAATATTCTATGACCTCCACTATCACTTACGTTCAAATGTGTTGGCTTGTCTATTGTTACAGTAGCTCCATTAGCCCATCGATAAGTTCTAGATTTCTCTGAAGATATCTCTTTAAATACTAATCCACTTTCATTGTACATACTTTATAAGTTTATTGTAAGCATCCTTTAAATGATTCTTAATCTTAGTCTTCATTTCTTCCCATACAATAAGAACCTCAATTCTTACTAAGATTTGTTCAAAGTATGCAATACGTGCAACTTTATTTTTGACGTCCCACCAATATCCCATAGTTTCATTACACAGTTCTGGAACTTCAAACTTATGTTTCTTTGCATATTTCTTTGCAATCTTGTAATCAAACTGAGGAATGAACTCTCCCAAGGTATTGTACGATATTTTCCACGAATCCCTTTCACGTTCAGTTCCCTCAAAATGCTTAATTAATGCATTATACGTATAGTTACAAAGACCTACTTTATCATCTAACGTTTTCAGTGAATTAATGACACTTTCAACTATCCCTTTCTGTTCCAGTAGTGTAATTCTTTCCGATTTTATTTTCATACCAACTTCGTTAGTTTTGTAATTGATTCTTTAACATCTGACTTCACATTTTCCCATAAATCACCAATAGTAATAAGGATCGTCACTCTCACCATCATTTGATGCAAGTATGCTAGTCTCGATAGCTTATCATCAACTGGCCACCAATACCCTGAACTGAATGTAGATTCATCTAGTCTAGTTAATGGCATTTCATAGTGATGTTGTTTCGCATACTTCTTTGCTGTCTTCAAATTGAACTGAGGGATGAACTCTCCCAAACTAGTATGCGTTATTTTCCACGGTTGCTTAATGTTACCTGTGGCATTTGAGTAACTGACTAATGCAGTATAGAGATAGTAACAAAGTCCTTTATTTTGAACAGAGTCTTTCACCAATGACATAGCAATTCTGAGCACTGCTTCCTGTTCCAATAAAGTAATTTTTTTCGATTTGATTTTCATTTGAACTCCGTTAAGAATAGAACAATATAAAACATAGAATAAATCAGCATAATAGGCATTCCGATCATTATAGCTGGATATCCGTGTGTAAATTCACCATTAGTTACATAGTCCATAATTTTCCATATTAGGAAATAGCCTATTAGAAATAAAGTGAACCCTAAGACATAATTCATACATTTTCATTTTGATAGAATACAATTACTAATAATTGATAGAATACAATATAACCAATTAGATACTCAAAAGAAACTGATTACTCTGATCAAATCTGTGTATAACTCAACATGCTTCAAAAGCTTCATAGTTGTTGGATTTGATAAGGTATCTATGCATAGCTGCGTTACTATGGTGGTAGTTGAAGTAGCTGGGTACTCTGAGGTTATCTGAGGAATATCTGAGGTGATACTGAGTACTCTGAAGGATATCTGGGTAGTCTGAAAGAACTGAAGAATCTGATGCAGATCGAACCAGGGAGAATCTAGCTTAGCCCCGCCCTATGTTCTCTGCGAGTTGGGCACCTATATGCGCACCTTTGTACAAGCAGCTGATCCTTTTGCACAAGCTTTGCAGCTGCTTGTACCTTACTTGCTCCTAACTGCTTGCTAAGCTGTCCACTATGTTCCCTTCAAGTTGGGCACCTATAGTGCGCATCTAAGTACAAGCAGTAGGTGGATGAATCACAAGCAATCTACTCCTAGATTGCTTCCTGTATTACAGGTGTGTTATCCATTACCAAGAATGAGGTTCCTGAAGTTCCACTTCCGTATGTACGGTAAAAGTCCTGCTTATCGAGGATGATAGAGCTTATTCTTCTCCATTCCTTCTCATCGTCATCTGTAAGCCATACCTCTGTATGACCACTTTTCCGAGTCTTAAGGGTGGATACCGTACAGTGCTTACTGTAGAAGTAATGTACTTTCTCAGTATCATGCTTGCTTTTGTAACATACGATAACTAACACCTTCATCCCTTTAGTCAGCTTATCCGGAGATAGTCTAGAGGTACGATGTTTAAGGTATTCTGCTTTCGTTGTTGGGTTAGCCATGTCTCTCATATTATATTGTTAGAGCAAAATTGACAGTTTCTTATTTTGCATGTTTTACAATCGTAAATTGATGTATTATTATCGATCCAATCTTCTTCCATGTGGTTTTATTTTTAATTACAATACAAATATAACACATTTCTATCATAGTGGGAAACGCTAGATAAAAAGAAGTGCAAGAATGAAACAGATTGATAAGACGTAGAACGAAATGACGACTTTTGGGAATGTAAGTTTCATGTCTGTAGCATTTTGATTAGTAATAAGTACCTATTTAGGAGTCTTTAAGATTAAGGACGAATACTCGAAGGAATTGGCGTTGGATAATGGATTAGATATTTAATCCGAAATCTATGAACGTAGTAGTCTTTCCTTTCATGAAATCTCCATACGAGGGAGCTGCGATATTGTTCTTTGAACAGTAAATGCAATACAGTAACCAGAGTTTGAATGGGTTCATATGTCTATTTGTTATTCATCTTCTTCTGATGGATCTAGTTCGATTAGTTCAAATTCCTGAAAGAGTCCTTGGACGAAAATGTCAACTTCTCGGTAGGTTTGAAGGATGTCTTTATAACGAAGTACACATTCGATGAAATTCTCAGTACATTCTGGAGTCAAATATCCATTAGCGAGATCGATTAGATATTGACGAAGTTCTTCTAGTGTGATAGGCTGTTCCATGATAATGGTTTATATTAATGATGGTTCCAAGTTTAAGACGAATACTCGAAGGAAACGTCTTAAACTTGGTCTATCCTTGCTGTTAATGATTACGATAATAATCTTTGCGTCTGTTTAAGATTCCTCTGATGCAGCAATACATAGCTTCGATAGGGTCAGTGAAGAGTATGCGATCTACCATGTAGCTTACGTACTGGTCATTTCCATAATTAGCAGGGCGTTTGACTTTTATCACTGGGTTTATCTGATACATCTGATTCCAACCGACGTGTTTAACTATTCTACGTACATATCCTGATGAATAAATGCCGTAGTAGACTTTTGATTCAGTATCGAAAATGAAGATAGTTCCATTCTTCCGTTGAGTATCTGAAGAAACATCTGAGATACCACCTATCTGACAAAGTGTAAGAAGAATGTGTTTTCTGATGTCGTCTGTGAGTGTGAATGTATGCGGGGTTGCCATAATATTAAGAACAGATGATTTGACCTACTACATAGAATACAAGACATGAAAAGAGGGTGATTTCCCAAGGAGAAGATTTTTTGATGAGTTGTTTGATACGTTTCATATTGTTTAATTTTTAATTACAATACAAATATAATACAATTCTATCAAGTGGGGAAACGTAAGATGATTAATCTTGAAAATGTTTTATCGAACTGTCTTCGTCTTCTTCATCCTTTTCGATGTTGGTTGAAAAGGACTTGTCGTAGTCCTCTTCTTCCTTATCTATGTTAACAGAGAAGTTATCGTAGTCATCCTCTTCTTCTTTCCAATCACTTCCAAATAGTGTCATTAGTCTATCAGAAATTTGAGGCGGTACATTCTTGTGTTGCCATTATCGTAAGGGTCATTGATGATTCCGTGGAATATCCAAAGGTCATCTGATTCCACTCTATCAGTAGCATCTAGGATACATTTAGTTATTTCGCGAAGGGAAGTAGGAGCGTTGTCCACTTTGATATCGATTGCGATATCACAATCTTCTGTGGCCCTGCCATTGTTTTTAACAGATGAACAATAGATTTTATGACCGTAAAATTTGAGGGACTTTTCCAGTTTGGCTTTCTGTTTCAGAAGAAGTTCGTGACGAGGATCGATTACTGTGACATCTACTGTTTCTTTGTAGTTCTCAATGTCATTGAAGATCGTGGAAGAGTTAATTCCAGTACAAATTGAAAGCATATTGGCCATGTCTGAATGAGTAAAGATCGGATCATTCGATAGATGGTTATGAGCGTTCTTGATAAGAAGTTTGTAGTGCTCTTTAATGTGTCGTTTATCGACTTCTAATTGTGAGGGAATATTGTTCATAAGTTTTATTTTTAATTACAATACAAATTTAATACAATTCTATCAATATTGAAAACGCTGGAGCTATAATTTTTGCAGTTCAGAGAGTCGAATTCTTATCCTTGCAAGTTCTTCATCAGTGTAAGTGCCCGGGATGATATTTTGAGGATTTATGCGACTCCAAACGACTTTGCCGTCATGTATTAAGTCCCATGATATAAATTGGTTAAATCTGAGCTCTTTCTTTTTACCTTTCTTTCTGAGTATGAGAAGGTCATTATCAAGTCCGTAGCTTCCGAAGATGTAGCATTCGCATTCTTGAGCGGTTTGGAAGCAGTGGATTGAATCATCCTGGTATTCGTGTAATCGAATAGTGACTTTATCTCCAGGTTTGAGTCCCATACTCTCAAGGTGTGCTTGGCCGTAGATTTCTTCTTTCTTTTTGTAACTTTCTAATACGGCTAATTCACTTTCACAAATATGATCGATCTGTTCCGCTGTAAGTAGACAACGGGTAGTTTGGAAGTACCTCATTCCCATATATTCTCTTACTTCTTGAGTCATGTAGTCCCAAAGTTCTGTTTTTGTCATCTTAGCGTTGATTACG